GACCAAGGCTCTGCTACACTATCACTTGCACCAAGAACAGCCAACGTATTAATTGGTTGGGAAAATATACCTGACGCTAACTACGGAGCTTAATTATGGCAATAGCTAAAAGAGCTGTATCCCAGCCAGTATCATTGCCAGCTCCTATAGGTGGATGGAACGCTAGAGATTCACTTACAGCAATGCCACCAACAGATGCACCAATTTTAACTAATTGGTATCCTGCTACAACAGAGTGCGTAATGCGTAGTGGTTATAGCAAATGGGCAACAGGCATCTCAGGTCAAGTAGAAACCTTAATGGCCTATTCTAATGGCAATACTGCTAACAAACTATTTGCTATTGCTGGTGGTAGTGTTTATGACTGTACATCTGGTGGCGCTGTGGGCGCTGCTGTGCTTACAGGACTGCTTAATTCACGTTGGCAATACACCAACATAGCTACTCCTGCTGGAACGTTCTTATCAATGGCAAATGGTGCTGAAGCACCTAAACTATATGATGGTACAACATGGTCTACTCCTACAATTACAGGAGTAACAGCAACCAAATTAAATTCACCAATTCTTTATGCTCAACGTCAATTTTTTATTGAAGAAGGCACATTAAAGACATGGTATTTGCCTGTAGATTCAATAGCAGGTGCAGCTAACGCAATTGATATTGCACCTTTAATGACTAGAGGTGGATATATTGTAGCGCATGGCACTTGGACAATTGATGCAGGTCAAGGCGTTAATGACCATTATGTAATTATAACTAATCGTGGACAAGTAATTGTATATCAAGGTTCAGACCCATCGCTTGCTGCTACATGGTCTATGGTAGGTGTATTTGATATTGGTGCGCCTGTAGGCCGTAGAAGCCTTTATAAATACGCTGGTGATATGCTTATCATTACACAAGATGGCGTAGTACCATTATCAGGTGCTTTGCAATCATCACGTGTACAACCTAGAGTCGCTATTACAGACAAGATTCAATACGCTATTAGTGCTGCTGTTACTTCTTACGCAAGTAACTTTGGATGGCAATTAATGTACGTGCCTACCATTAATCAATTATGGTTAAATATACCTATAAATACAGGCTCTAATCAACAGCAATATGTAATGAATACAATTACAGGTTCTTGGTGTAATTACACGGGTTGGAATGCTAATTGCATGGAAATGTATTTAGATGAACCTTATTATGGTGGCAATGGTTATGTAGCTCACGCATGGAATACTCAATCTGATGCTGGCACAAACATTACAGCTTATGGGCTGCAAGCATTTAATAATTTTAATAGTGCTGGTTTGTTAAAACGTTTTACTATGTGTCGTCCTGTAATTCGTTCTGATGGGATTCCTTCAGTATTTGCAGGTGTTAATATTGATTTTAATTTAACCGACTCAACAGCATCTTTGACCTTTGTTGCACCTAATTATGGCGTATGGGATTCAGGCCTTTGGGATGTAGCAAAATGGGGTGGCGAATTAAAAGTATTTCAAAATTGGCAAGGTGTCAATGGCGTTGGTTATTATGGTGCGCCTGTGGTTAAAGTAGCTGCATCTGTGCTTGATGTAAGATGGGTATCTACTGATTTAGTCATTGAAGGTGGCGCAATCCTATGATTATTGTTGGTGAAAATGTTGCTCGTTGGGTAATGGATAAAGCAGGCCATTACGTTAATGACATGAAAGCAATAGGATGGGAAAAAGACGGTAATTTAATTGCTGGTGCAACTTTTGAGAACTATACAGGCAGGAATATGATAGTTCATCAAAGAATGGATGGCTCTCCACCTAGAGCTTTTTGGTTTGCGTTTGCAGATTATTCATATAATCAACTTGGATGTTTGCGAGTAACAGGCTTAGTAGAATCAACTAACGAAAAAGCATTAAAGTTAAACAAACACATTGGCTTTGAGGTAGAAGCCACATTAAAAGACGCTGGCAAAGAAGGTGATTTAATCGTCATGGTCTTGTGGCGAGATAATTGTAGATTTTTAAATTGGGGTAAAAAATAATGTTTAGTTCAAAATTTAGTACATTGATGATTTTAAATGGTGCAGCAGGTAAATCACTTTGCAATAAATCAGACCCTCCGCCACCGCCTGATTATGCGGCTGCTGCTAAAGAAACTGCTGCTGGAAATTTAGAAGCGGCACGTGCTACTGCTGCTGCTAACCGTGTTAATCAAGTAACGCCTTATGGCAATCTTACGTATAGCATTAGTGGTAAAGATTCTTACGGCAATGATATGTACACAGCCAACCAAACACTTACTCCTAATCAACAAAGAATATTAGAACAAAATCAAGGTTTAAATTCAGGATTATTAAACACAGCTCAAAGTGGCCTTAATTATGCTAATAATATATTAAGTCGACCAGGTGTTGATTTATCACAATTGCCACAAATAGGCATTAATCCAGGCGAAACATATTCTGACGCTATCATGCGTAGATTAGCACCTCAAATTGCTCAAGAAAGTCAATCATCTGATGCACAATTAGCCAATCAAGGCATTGCGCCAGGCACAGAAGCTTATAACAATGCTAAACGTACATTGGCAATGAGTCAAAACGATAGACAATTAGGTGCTATTACTAGTGGTATGAACGTGGGTATGGGAGCTAATCAACAAGCCTTTAATCAACAAGCTTACAATCAAATGCAGCCTATTAACGTCATTAATGCTTTGCGTACAGGTTCACAAGTGCAAAATCCTAATTATGTAAGCGTACCTCAACAAGCTAACGTAGCTGGCCCTGATATTCTTGGTGCTACTAACGCTCAATATACAAATCAAGTAAATGCTACAAATGCGGCTAATGCAGGAGCTGGTAATTTTATGGGTGGTTTAATGAATCTTGCTAGCACAGGCGCACAACTTTACACAGGTTCTGACCAATCAATTAAAGAAAATATTATTAAAATTGGTTCGCTTGACAATGGAATTAATATTTATAAATTTGAATATCGTTCTGAATATAAAGATACATGGGGTCATGGAACACATATTGGCGTTATGGCGCAAGAAGTTGAAAAAGTAATACCAGAAGCTGTAGCAATTCATAAAGACGGCTATAAGCTTGTTGATTATTCATTGTTAGGAGCTTAACATGGCAATTATGGATTACCTTCCGCAGTTTGGTCAAAATGTTGACCAACAAATGCCTCAAGATGACACATTAATGCAAATTGACTTTAAGCGTAAACTTGCTTTAGCAGATGCTTTACGTCAACAGCAAATGCCTGAAGGTCAAATGGTATCAGGCCACTATGTAGCGCCATCATTTACGCAATATCTAGCTAATGCTGTCAATAAGTATCAAGGTGCTAAACAAGAAAAAGAAGCGCTAAACCAATTTGGTGAATATCAAAAGACTAAACAAAAACGTTTGGCAGATGCTTTAGAAGGTTTAAATGCTGATACTGCACCTAAAGCTGTTTTAGAACAGTCTGCTTATAAAATTCAAGTGCCTAATGGTAGAACTCCACAAACTGAAAACTTAGGTGGTATGCAGCCAATTGAAACAGGCATGAAGTTTATTGACGTGCCTATGACAAACACTATAGGCTATCAACCACGCTCTGTTGCTGAACGTGATGCCGCTATGTATAAGTTTGCTACAGCTACACAAAACCCAGAGCTAATGTCTAAAGTTGCGTTTGACAGAATTGATAAACAAGACCAACAAGAAGCTTTGCAAGCTCAACGTCAATATGAATTCTTGCTTCACAAACGTGATAGAGGCGAAAAGTTAGACGATACAGAAAGAGCTAATTTATTTGCTTTAGATAAAATGGCTAAAGAGCAAGGATTTCAAATGGGAATGAAAGGCATGGAGCAACAATTTATGTCTGGTCAAAATGCTTTAAGTCGTGGCGTGACTATGCGTGGTCAAGATATGACTAATGCTAATCAGCCTTTGGTGGCTGTATTGGATGCAAATGGTCAGCCTACATACGTGCCTCGCAGCCAAGCAATGGGAAAAGCACCATACAATCCTAATCAAGCTAAAATGACAGAAGCTCAGTCAAATGCCAATTTGTTTGGCACTAGGGCTGCTGAATCTAATCGAATTTTACAAAGATTAGAGGGTAAATATTCTCCTGCTGGAATTCAATTTCAAGAATCAATGGTTGGTTCATTACCTGGCGTGTCTTATGTTGCCAACAAGGCATTGAGTCCAGAAACACAACAAGCTGCTCAAGCACAACGTGATTTTGTAACAGCTATTTTAAGAAAAGAATCTGGCGCAGCAATTTCTGCTAGTGAATTTGATAATGCAAGAAAGCAATACTTTGACCAACCAGGCGATAGCAATCAAGTTAAAGCCCAAAAGGCACAAAATAGACAAACGGCTATTCAAGGTATTCAAGCGGCTGCTGGACAACAAAATCAACCTCAAGTCAGAGTGGTGGACTTTTAATGGATATTCAAACTAAAGATGGGATATTGCTTCGTAACATTCCTGATGGAACTTCTGACGATGTAATTAAGGCTCGCCTACAAGAAATTAGAGGCAACAAGCCTATGCCTCAACAGCCTATGGTTGAACAACGTAAAAATTATTTACTATCTGAAGTGCCAGGCGCAGCGTTATCAAACATCCCATCTAGCACAGTCAATATGGTTAGTGGTATTGCTAATGCGCTTGCAAATCCAATTGATACAGCAGGTGCTGTGCTTACTGCTGGTGCTGGTGGTTTAGGTAAAATGTTGCCTGAATCAGTTAATAGATTTTTAAATCGTGCTGATGAAGCAGTTTTAGGAAAGCAATTAGCTAGTGAACGACTTGCAAAAGAAACGCAAGCTGCAAATGCTATTGGTCAATTATATAAAGACCGATATGGTTCAGCAGAAGGCATTAAACGCACAATAGCTGAAGACCCAATGGGAGTGTTGGCTGACGTTTCTACTGTAGCTACAGGTGGCGCTGCATTAGCCCCTAAAGCTGGTAAATTGGCTGCCATGCTGTCAAAAACAGCTAGTGTAACAAACCCATTATCTCCTGTAGAAAAACTTGTTGGCAAGCTTGCTAGTGGCGTTGGCGAGGTTGGTAAAGGTGCAATTGCAACAACTACTCAAGTAGGCAAAGAAGCAGTTAATCAAGCTTTGAAATCAGGTGAGCTTGGCAATGAAGCATTTTTATCAAACTTGCGTGGCACTTCAAGCATGGGCGATGTATTAGACTTAGCTAAATCATCACTTGATAACATTAAGCAAAACAAATCAAGCCAATACCGTAGTGGCATGGTTGATATT